CTGGAACGTGCTCGTCGAGCTAACTTCCAAGCTGACCAGATTATCGCTAAGTACGCGATGGGTCATGGTGGTCTGCGCCCTGAAGCAGTAGGTGCGCTGGTTTTCAAAAAGGCTTAACTTCTCGCAAACTCGTAGGGGACAAGGAGTCCCTTACTGAAGTTGAGCAAGAGCTAACGCCACAACAGAAAGCTGCTCGTACCCGTGCTGCTAACAAGTCGGCAAAACTAGCTGCTGAACAGTAAGTAAACTATATGAAACCCCTTGGGTGCCTTCGCGGGTGCTTGAGGGGTTTTTTTGCAACTCACTAATGGGAGGACATTTAACTATGCGCTCATATGAAACAACGCTTGAGACTGGCGAAGAGTTGAATGCGGTCAATGACATCTTGGCCTCTATCGGTGAACCGCCTGTGTCCACTTTGGAGGGCGATGCTAACGCTGACGTTGCTAACGCTCGCCGAATACTCAATAAGATTAACCGTCAGATTCAAGCCAAGGGCTGGACGTTCAACATCGAGGAAGGCCAACAGTTATTGCCAGATGTGTTCAACGGTCTGATTCCCTACATGTCTGACTACCTTGCTGTGTTCTCTGAAGGAGGTACTACCGCTTACGTCAACCGTGGTGGCTATGTGTATGACCGGACGACCGGGACAGACATCTTTGAGAATCCAATCACTGTGACTATCATCCGACTGCGAGAGTTTTATGAGATGCCTGAATGCTTCCGCTACTGGATTGTAACAAAGGCCGCTCGTCAGTTTAACAACCGATTCTTTGGTGCCCCTGAGATTGATGCTGTCTTAGCTGAAGAGGAACAGGAAGCCAAAATGCAGTGCACCGAATACGAGTTAGACTTCGGTAACTTCAACATGCTTGACGGTGATGCCTTCACTGGTGGCCTGCTGTCTCGCTAATCGTAATAACTTAAGGAGGTCTCTAATGGCTCTTATTTCACAATCCGTCAAGAACCTGAAAGGCGGTATTAGTCAACAGCCAGACATCTTAAGGTTCCCCGAGCAGGGCGCTGAACAGATTAATGGCTGGTCGTCTGAAACTGAAGGTCTCCAGAAGAGGCCACCTTTCATCTTTACGAAAACTATTGGTGACGCTGGGTTCCTTGGTGACGCACCTTTAGTTCACCTAATAAACCGTGACAGCGTCGAACAGTATTACGTTGTGTTCACTGGAAGCGGTATCAAAGTATTTGACCTCAATGGGCGTGAGTATGTTGTACATGGTGACACTTCATATGCTAATTGTGCTAACCCTAGGGATGACTTAAGGATGGTCACTGTGGCAGACTACACGTTCGTAGTGAACCGCACTAAGGTTGTTCAAGCCAACAAAGACCCTATCTACACTATTCGAGAAGACAGCGAGTGTCTCATTAACATCCGAGGAGGCCAGTATGGTCGTACCTTTACGATTAGACTGAATGGTATCTATGCGTCCTATAAGATTGCTGATGGTGCCAATGCCCCTGAAGTTGAACAGACGGATGCACAATGGCTCGTTAAGAAGATGGCACAGCTACTTCGAGAAGGAGGTGCGAACACTTGGGGATGGACTGTCAACGAGGGTGCTGGGTTCATTCATGTTGTGTCACGAGGTGATGATGATCCTATCCATACGGTCGAGGTAGAGGATGGTTATGGTGGACAGTTGATGTCTGCGGTAATGCACACCAGTCAGTCATTCAGTAAGTTACCCGCTGAGGCTCCTAATGGATACTCCGTACAAATCGTTGGGGACACCTCTAAGACTTCCGATGCGTTCTACGTACAGTATGATGCAGTACGTAAAGTGTGGAAGGAAGTAGCTGGGTGGGGCGTACAGAAGGGACTCAATGGTGCAACCATGCCACACGCATTGATTCGACAGGCCGATGGTTCCTTTAAGATGGAAGCCTTGCCATGGGATGAGCGCAAGTGTGGTGACATGAACACTAACCCAGACCCGTCTATCGTAGACCAGCGGATTAACGATGTGTTCTTCTTCAGGAACCGCTTAGGGTTTCTTGCTGGTGAAAACATTGTGATGTCTCGTACATCCAAGTATTTCTCACTGTTCCCTGCATCGGTTGCCAACCTATCCGATGATGACCCAATCGACGTTGCTGTGTCACACAACCGAATCAGTACGCTTAAATATGCTGTACCGTTCTCCGAAGAGTTGCTCCTATGGTCTGACCAAGCACAGTTCGTATTATCTGCCTCTGGTATCCTATCACCGAAGTCAGTTGAGTTGAACCTAACAACCGAGTTCGACGTGTCAGATAGGGCGAGACCTTTTGGTATTGGGCGTGGTGTCTACTTTGCGTCACCTCGTGCATCCTATACGTCCATCAACCGTTACTATGCGGTACAGGATGTTAGCTCTGTGAAGTCCGCTGAGGATATGAGCGCACATGTTCCTAGCTACATTCCGAATGGTGTGTTCTCCATCCGAGGCTCTGGTACCGAGAATTTCGTCTCTGTGCTTTCCTCTAATGCTCCGAGCAAAATCTTCCTGTATAAGTTCCTGTACCTCAATGAAGAGATTGCACAGCAAGCGTGGTCCCATTGGGAACTAGGTTCTAACGTTATAGTGCTGGCGTGTGACTCCATTGGTTCCACTATGTACCTCCTACTGAGAAACCAGTCGCACACTTGGATGGCACGCGCACATTTCACAAAGAACTCCATTGACTACCCTGAAGAACCCTACCGCATCTACATTGATAACAAGCTGGAAATAACAATTCCAGATGGCTCTTATAATGATGACACATATGAGACTGTTATCTACCCAAGCCACTTCTACGGAATGAAGAACTATCTGGGTAAGTTCTACATTGTGGCGATGGATGGTAAGGTATCATGGTTCGATGAGCCGCATGGTGGGTGGCCTGATGGTGAACCTCGCTTGGTCCTTAATGGGAACCGAGAAGGTGAAAAGGTGTACATTGGACAGGCAATCAACTTCCGATATGTATTCTCTAAGTTCCTCATCAAGAAGGAAGCGGATGATGGCTCAACGGCTACCGAGGACATTGGTCGCTTGCAGCTTCGTCGCGCATGGGTCAACTATGAGGATTCTGGTGCGTTCGTTGTGGAAGTCGAGAACACCTCACGGCTTTTCAGCTATGACATGGCAGGTGCTCGATTGGGTTCCAACGCTTTACGTGCTGGTGGACTCAACGTTGGTACTGGTCAGTTCCGATTCCCTGTGTCCGGCAATGCCAAGTTGAACGAGGTGCGTATCATCTCTGACCACACTACACCACTTAACGTGATTGGATGTGGATGGGAAGGAAATTACCTGCGTCGTTCTTCTGGTATCTAAACGTAAACACCCCGACTCATTTAGTGAACAATACGACTCACTATTGGGAAGGGGGTTTTATACTATAGGAGAGAAACTCTATGTTAATAATCAGACCTACCAAAGAATCAGACTTCGAGAGATTCACACCATCACCTGAAGACATCGCTGAGGCAAAAGCCTATGGCATTGAACCTTCATTTCCACCAGCCTCTGAGTGTGTCACCATGTCTCTTCATGGGATGCCTGTGGCAATTGGAGGGAACCGTGGAGACCAAGTGTGGTTCGTAACGTCCGCTGAAGTATGGAGATTAAGTCTGAAGTCACGTAAGGAGTTCCGCAAGCTCATTCTAGAGTACCGCGATACAATGCTGAAACAGTATCCAGTAATCTGGAACTATGTATGGCTAGGCAATAAGTCCCACATTAGGTTCTTAAAGTCTATCGGTGCGGTATTCCACAATGAGTTTACTGGTGACAGTAATCAATTCCAACTATTCACAATAGGAGGTTAACTATGTGCTGGGTTACTGCAATCCCTATCGCTATGCAAGGCGCGTCTATGATTATGGGCGGTATGCAGGGTGAACAGGCAAAGGCCGCACAGATTGACCAAGGTCGTCGTCAAAGTTGGCAGATGGTAAAGGAGATGAACTACAACGAGGCTAATCTTAAGTTAGAATCTCGTGACCTCCTTGACTCGACTGTCCAAGACTTAACACAAGCCAACATGAACCGTGTGAGAAACATGGGGACAATCCGAGCGGCTATCGGTGAGGGAATGCTTGAAGGTAACTCTATGGAACGTGTAGCTCGCGTTACTGAGGGTGACTTCCTTCGAGAGTCTCAAGGTATCACCGAGAACTACCAACGTGACTATAGTGTCATCTTAGGGAAGCGTATTGCCAACCGAGAGAACACTGTGAGTCAGATTAATGAAATCAACAAGTCCGAGCCTCGTCTGAAAGGTGCGCTGGAACAAATCATTGACCCATTAGGTTTGGGCATGGGTAAGCTAGCTGGCATCGCAGGCGCTGGTGGATTCTTAGAGGGCAAGCTGGCTAAGAAGGCTACCGATAAGGTTAAGGCTTCGGATGCTATGTCTACCGGACAAGGTAAATAAAGGAGGTACAGTTTATGAGTAAGTTAGCTCAAGCATTGGGTGGCATGAACGCTCCGTCTACCAGTCGTCTGCGTGGCACTGGTCGTGTGGAAGTGAAGGCTGCAACCATCTATGAAGACCCTAAGTATGCCGAGAAGTCTAAGCTGATTGGCACTGTAGGTAAACTTGCTGAGATGGGCGCGGATGCCTACATGAAGTATGACCAGCACCAGAAGGACAAGGCAGACGAACGCTCTAACGAGATTATTCGTAAGCTGACTCCTGAGCAACGTCGGGAGGCCATTAAGAATGGGACATTGTTATATCAGGATGACCCTTACGCGATGGAGGCCCTCAAGATTAAGACTGGTCGTAACGCTGCGTATCTTGTAGATGACGAAGTGGCACAGAAGGTGAAGAACGGTGAGTTCCGTACTCGTCAAGAGTTGGAAGAGTTCCGTCACAGCCGACTGCAAGAAGCCTCTAAGAACTATGCGGAACAGTTCGGTATCGACGAGACTGATGAGCACTATCAGAAAGGTTTCAACTCCGACATCACTGAACGTAACATCGCCCTCTATGGTGCTCACGATAACTTCCTGAGTGACCAAGCTAAGAAGGGTGCTGTCATCAACAGTCGCGTAGAGTTGAACTCTGTGTTGAACGACCCGGAAACCCTACGTTCTCCGTATGCTGGTGAGTTCTTTGAGAACTACTTCAGTGCTGGATTGACGACTGGAAGTATACCTAGTGATGACCAAGCGTTCACAATGATTAGCCAAGGTCTGTCTGACGTGGTTAACCGTGAAGGTGGCGGTCAGTTCCTGCAACAGATTGAGAACCGTAAGGTTAAACTCCACGGAAAAGAGACAACCTTCAAGGAACTGATGGGTGCCGAACAGTGGAACAATCTGATGATCAAAGCTCAACATAATGAGTTCCAGTTGAATGCTAAGAAGACCGAGGCGTTCCAGCTTAATGTGAACTCTGCGTTGAACCAAGAGAATGTCAACATGGGATGGGAACAGCTTCAGTCTATCAAAGCAGAACTTGACCGCATCCAACCGGGCGAAGAGATGACTCCTGAACGTCAGGCGTTAATCAGTGCTCAAACACAGATGCAGGACAGGATGAAGCGAGAGACCGCTGAACTGGCGAAGCAGATGGATAAGCAACAGCAGTCGATGAACAAAATGAGCGTCATTGATGCACAGTTCCAGAAGCGACTCAATGGTCAGTACGTGTCTACTGCGTATGTCGATATGCCTACCAATGAGAACACTGGTGAGTTCACCCATAGTGACATGGTTAACTATGCGAACAAGAAGTTAGCCGACATTGATGCTATGAATATCCCTGAAGAACAGAAAGATCGCATGAAGTTGGACTACCTCAAGGCTGACTCTGAGAAGGGTGCTTTCCGTACTGCTGTTGGTGAACTTATTGGGGACGCTGAGAAGGAATGGACTTCCGCTGTGATTAACGGGAAGATGCCCGAAGATGGTGGAGTGGCACTTAATGCTCTTCGTCGTGTCCGTAATACTGACCCTGAGTTGTTCGCTGCGTTGTATCCTGATAAGGCCGAGATGTTCCTCACTATGGACATGATGGACAACCAAGGGATTGACCCGCAGATTCTCTTAGATGCGGATAAGGCCCAACAGTCTCTTACCAAAGAGATGAAATATGATGATGACAAGGCATGGGCTTCCCTCATGAACAACTCACTGTCTCCTGAGATTAAGTATATGCCGTCCACTCTCCAGAATGGTGCTCGTAAGATTTACGACTCCGTTAAGTACCGCACAGGTAACTCCGAGATGGCAATGCAACAGGTCGATAAGTATCTCAAAGAGAACACAACGACTCTCACTGGTGATGATGTTGATGGCGATACTATTGGTGTCTTAACGAGAAACTCTCTGCGTGTGACCGATGACCCGGACTCTTGGAAACAAGGTAAGGACATCATCGACCAAGCCGCTAAGAAACTCGCTGAGACGAACCCTTGGGTGACTAACAAGCAACTCACTGTGTTCGAGCGTGGTGACTCTATCTACCTGATGGACACTACCGGACAGGTAAACATTCGGTACGACAAGCAGTTGCTCTCGAAGATGTACCAAGAGAATCAGGCTAAGTTGGACGAGGAAGCCCGTAACAAGGCACTCAAAGATGCCAACAGGCGAACCCTTCATACACGAGCTATGAACCGTAAGCGTGAACGTGAAGCCAAGAAACCTAAGCGTTCTGGTAGCATGTACGATTCGGTAAGTGGTAAAGGTATTCTGGATACGCTAACTGGTAAAGACTAACAGACCACGATAGGAGGTTCCAAGTGGATAAGTATAACCCGAACGAACCGCATGAATATGATGCGTTATTTCAACAAGCTGCTGACACATATGGAGTCTCCTATGGCCTTCTTCGGAAGGTCGGTTGGGTAGAATCCCGCTTTAAGCCTACGGCTCAATCGCCAACAGGACCGAGAGGTGTCATGCAGCTCACCAAGGCAACTGGTAAGGCTTTAGGTCTCCAGAACGATGAAGACTTTAATGACCCGGCTAAGTCCATTGATGCGGGTGCTCGTCACCTTGCAGACCTCGTTAAGAAGTACAATGGTGATGAACTCAAAGCTGCCCTAGCGTACAACCAAGGTGAGGGACGTAATGGTAAACCTCAATTGGAAGCCTACGACTCCGGTAACTTTGCAAACATTGGGGACGAAGGTCGTAACTATCTCCGCTCACTTCTGGATGTCGCTAAGTCTCCTAAGAGTGGGGACATTGAGTCATTCGGTGGAATCACCCCAAAGGGTAAAGGGATTTCGTTCGATGCTGCTATGAGTGGTATCGGGAAGAAAGGAAAGGTAACAACTGAACTCCCTGAGTCTCACTCAATGTCCTTTCAAGGTAAAGAACAGGCCGCTCCCAATCAGCCGTTCGGAAAAGATTATTGGGAAGCCAAAGGTACAACTCTTGACGAAGCAAACGAGCGTTCAACCTTCTTCGGATTCGGTAATTCTGCTGAAGCAGAACTCTCCAACTCAACCTTGGGTGTTGCCTTCCGTGCTGGTAAGCGTGACAATGGTTTCGATGTTCTTACTGACGTACTTCAACCGACACGGTTTAATAGCCACATTTGGTCGCCTGAAGAACTCGATAAGATTCGCAACGAAGTGAAGAACCCTGCGTACATGAACGTAGTGCTGGGTGGTTCCTCTGAGAACCTTGACGAGCTAATCAAAATGGCTAACGAGAACTTCGAGGCTGATGCTAAGGCTGCTGATGCTGGACTTGGTGCCAAGCTGTCTGCTGGCCTGATTGGTGCTGGTGTGGACCCGTTGACCTACGTCCCAATCGCAGGGAATACAGCCAAGGGATTCAAACTGGTGAACAAGGCATTGATGGTGGGTGCTCAAGCTGGTGCACTTAACGTTGCCTCTGAAGGTCTGCGTACATCGGTTGCTGGTGGTGATGCGCACTATGCTGAAGCTGCCCTTGCTGGGATGTTACTGGCTGGTGGACTGACTGCGGTTTCTGATGGTGTTGCCGCTGGTCTCCGTAAGTCTGGTGCTGAGCAGATTGAGAACCCATTTTCTGCTGCACAGATGCGCTTTGAGGCTCGTGAGACTGCTCGTAACACTGGTGGTTATGACGCAAGCCGTATGCCTCCTAGTGAAGACCGAGTGTTCTCGCAGCACAATGGCGTTGAGTATGCACCACTGGAAACTGAACCGGGTGCTGTAGTGCTGCGTGATGGTTCCATTATTAGTGATACCAACCTAGCGAACCCTATGACAGCCAGAGAGTTTGCCGAGGTAGACCCTGAACGTGCTGCGTGGGGATTGCCTATGCGTGGACTGAGTGAAATCGGCTTGAGGACTTTACGTTCTGAACATGCTGAAATCCGTGGACTAGCTAAGGACTTAGTGCGCTCACCTACAGGTATGGAGTCTGGCTCACATGGTAAGTTTGGGGCTACTGCCTCCGACATTAAAGAGCGACTGCACAGTACCAACCAGCGAACCTACAATGACCTCTATGGTGCGATGAAGGAAGCTATGGCTGACCCCGAGTGGTCTGTGGGTATGTTCAAGAGTGGTGCTCAAGGTGCCCGTCAAGAAATCTATCGTCGCGCTGCTGTGGCTATCGAGCGTCCTGAACTTCAGGCTAACTTGACCAAGGCAGAGCGTAAGGTGATGGACATCATGAAGGAACACTTTGACCTCAAGCGTGAGATGATGGAGAACCCGTCGATGTTCGGTAACAAGGCCAACTCTATCTTCCCTAACAGTCGTCACAAAGGGACTTACGTTCCTCATGTGTACTCACGGGAAGCCAAGCAGTTGTACTCACAGGCTCTTGGTGGCTCTGATGGTTTACAGGAAGCAATCGCTGCAAGCTGGATGACCTCTTACCGTTCACGTCCTGAAGTCAAGGCCCGTGTGGATGAACACCTTAAACAAGTTAACAGTGACGTTTTCTCCAAAGCTGAAGCTGATGCCAAACTTGCGGCTGACGCTGAGAACTTCCTGAGGGGTGCTGAGGCTGCTCCGGCAATGCCAGACTCACTGGTGACTGGTGGTAACTCAATGAGCATCACTAAGGTCTCTAATGGCGAACTCCAAGGTGATTATTTCGCTGGCAAGCGAGACTACTCCGGTGAGACTCCTTACAAGGTGGATGGTGATTTTGTCTACTATACAGCTAAGACCACTGATGGCGCTGAGTTCGCGGTGGATGTGTTCACAAAAAATGGTGACCACGTGGGCAGCGTGGAGTTCGCTAAACGTGATGGAGATGTGTGGCATAACCCAAGCCTTGAAGTGTCCGAGAAGTACCGCCGCAGAGGTATCGCTACAGAGATGTATCGCATCGCCGAGACCGAGAGTCCTGACTATGTGTATCGCGGTACTGACGAATCCGTTGGTGGCGTGCGCACCCCCGATGGTCAAGCATTCCGTAAAGCCTACGACTCCACACCGGCTAAACCTTCAGAGCGCCAGAAGTTTGGCACAGGAGAGAAGGTGGAACCAAAGGTAGACGAAGAGGCGATGCTTAGCCAGATGGCTGAGAAATACGCTATGGACAAGGCTTATGGTATTGCGAAGACCGATGAGTTCAACTCTTCAAGTGTCATTGACGATAACATTGAGGGTCTCGTGGGGATTGAGAACAACTCATTCCTTGAAGCCCGTAACCTGTTCGATTCTGACATGCCTGTAACGCTCCCTAACGGACAGCAGTTCTCTGTGAATGACTTACGTGACTTCGATATGAAACACGTTATGCCAGCCTATGACCGCCGCGTTGATGGTGATATTGCTATCATGGGTGGTACAGGGAAGACTACCGCTGAACTCAAAGATGAAATCCTTGCTCTCGATAAGAAGTCTGAAGGTAAAGGCACAATGAAGGGTGAAGTGGAAGCACTGAAAGATACCATTAAGATTCTCACTGGTCGTGCTCGCCGCAATCAGGATACCGTAGGTGACACTATGGTCCGTGCTCTGTCCGATATGTCCTTCTTTACGAAGAACGCATATATGGGCTTGCAGAACCTAACCGAAATCTCCGGTATGTTGGCGAAGGGTAACATTCGTGCAATGCTTCATGGCATTCCGGTACTGCGTGACTTAGCGTTCCGCAACAAGCCAGTCTCCGGTAGTGAACTCAAAGAACTCCACTCTATGGTGTTCGGTAAAGAGTTCGACCAGTTAATCCGACCGACTCGTCAAGACATCATTCAGCGACTCCGTGAGTCAACTGATACACCTGATGTTGCAGCAAAGGTTGTTGGTTCTATTAAGCACACAACTCAAGAACTAGCGGCTCGCTCACCTCTAACCAAGTTCCTCAATGGTACGTCAAACTACCTTCTGGACATGGCCCGTCAGGGTGTTATGGGCGATGTGGTAACTCATGCTATCACTGGTAAGGGTGCCAACAAGTGGATTAAAGGTGACATGCTGAAGTCTGCGAGTATCTCTAAGGAACAGTGGGAAGGCATCCAGGCTCTCATCCGAGAGAACGTGACTCGTGGTGAAGACGGTAAGTTCACCTTCAAGGATAAGCGTAAGCTGGCTAATGACCCTCGTGCTATGGACTTATGGCGTTTAGCTGATAAGGTTGCTGATGAGACGATGCTCCGACCTCATAAGGTTTCCTTACAGGATTCCCATGCGTTTGGTGCTATCGCTAAGTTAGTCCTTCAGTTTAAATCGTTTGTCATCAAGTCGATGAACTCTAAGTTTATCCGCTCTGGCAACGAAGCCTTTAAGAACCATCGTGCTATGGACATGGCGCTGACCTATGCTATCTCTGGTGGTATTGCTGGCTCCTACTACGTGGCACAGGCTCACTTGAAAGCTGCTGGTCTTCCTAAAGAGCAACAGAAGGATTACTTGAAGAAAGCTCTGGACCCTAAGATGATTGCCTACGCTGCGGCCTCCCGAAGTTCACACCTTGGGTCGCCTCTGAGTATCGCTAACTTCGCTATGGGTGCTGCAGGTTACGACCAAGGTCTTATGGTTCGCTCTACAATTCTACCGAAAGGTGATGACAAGCGTGAGCGCAATAAGGCAGTGACTTCTCGTGACATGGGTGATTCCATCATGGGCGCTATTGGTGAACAGGTTCCTGCTATTGGGTTCGCTGGTGCTACTCTTGCTGCTGGTCGAAATGCTTATGGTGTCCTTACGGCTCCAAACAAAGTGACCGAGCGTGAGATGATGACTGGATTAATGAATGCTCACCGAGAGATGATTCCTAACGACCCAATCTCTCAACAGATGCTCATTAAGTTCTATGAGGCCAACGGTGTTCACCTTAAGGCTGACAAGAAGTAATCAATACGACTCACTATTGGGGAAGGCTCACACAGCTCCCCCATTCATTCCAACACACTCGAAAGGAGACTTATTATGGCACTTAAAATTCGTACCGTAATGACTTACCCTCTGGATGGCTCAACGGTAGGCTTCATGATTCCGTTTGAATATCTAGCTCGTAAGTTCGTTACTGTAACCCTAGTTGGTGTTGACCGAAAAGAACTGGTGTTAAACCAAGACTATCGGTTCACCACTAAGAATCAAATAATTACAACTCGTGGTTGGGGTCCTAACGATGGGTATACCCTCATTGAGATTAGACGCTACACCTCCGCTACTGAACGTCTGGTAGACTTTGCCGACGGGTCTATCCTACGCGCTTACGACCTGAATATCTCTCAAGTGCAGACGCTGCATGTGGCAGAAGAGGCTCGTGACCTCACAGCCGATACTATTGGTGTGAACGATGACGGTCACTTAGATGCCCGTGGTCGCCGTATTGTTAACGTAGCAGATGCCGTTGATGACTTTGACGCTGTTAACCTTAACCAAGTGAAACGATGGGATGGTTCCGCTCTGAACTCTGCAAATAAGGCTGCTATTAGTGAACAGAATTCTCTAACCTACCGTAATGACGCTGAACGTTTCAAGAACGAAGCTAATGGTTTCCGAGATGCTGCTGAGACCTCAAAGAACTTAGCTCAACAGGCAAACCAACAGGCTTATGGTCATCGTGTAGTGGCTGAAGAGGCTGCACGTAACTCCGAGAACTCTTCCCAAGCCGCACTATCTTCACGAAATGACGCTGAACGTTTCAAGAATGAAGCCAATGGTTTCCGTGATGCCGCTGAGAGTGCTGCTGGTACTGCGCAGAAATATGGGGACAAGGTGCTTGAGGGCATGGCTTCTCTTGGCAGCTTGCCGATTGGTACTGTGGTCATGGTCCTACGTGGCACTCCACCTATGGGATTCCTTGAGTGTGGTGTTCCTTTTGATACAAAAGCATATCCAGCTTTGGCTAAGTTGTTCCCTGAAGGTGTGACCCCTTCGTTTCACAATAGGTTCCCACGAGGTTATGCTAATAACCCACAAGCCCATGAGACAGGTAAAGGTCAGTTTGGTGAACAGAATATGCCACCACATCACCACGAGGTACGTGCAACAGGTCGCACTGCTGATGCCGGGGCTGGTCGATTCTGGACAAGTGGTGGCGGCGCTCACGCACATGACGTATCGATTCCTTATAAGAGCGATGGTGGTACCTATCAACATGCTGGCTATGTGCGCCTTGGTAGTAATGGTATTTATGAAGGAACGGATACATACGGAACAACCGGGGTTGGCGAGCACAACCACTTTACTGACCTCCCTAACCACTCACATGACGTGACCATAACCGGGAACACATTAGGAAACGGTGGTCAGATTGGTATTGGGCATAGCCACATTACTCCATATAACGTTGGTGTGATGTTCTGCATCAAAGCCTATGAGGGAATCGCTGAGTTAGACCAAGCGACAGTTGTGGTTGGTACTATCGTAGGTCGAGTGGAGAACCTAGAAGCTCGTGCTTTAGCTGCTGAGAACCGAGTGGCTACCTTAGAGAGATACCGGAGGGCCGTTAAGGTACTTGAGGCTCCTGACGTTGAGTTTGCGACAGACAGGGTTGAGACAGTGTTGTACTCCGATATGAGTCGAATCATTTCAAACTTAGGGGATACCATCCCTACTGGAACAACTAGATGTACTGTGGCGATAACTCTTGACATCCA